TATACTCTCACTCGCCGCTTGGAGGCGTGGCCATCTGAAAAGACCTTGAGCCCTCGCGCTCCCGACTTCCCCCCGCCCCCCCCCGCTTCGCGGGGCGGGGCTCGGGCGTCGCGCGCTCCGCGCAACTGATTTCGTTCAGCACTGTATCACAGCATGTCGAACCCTACAGTACGTAGATTCGTATTCACATGGAATAACTACACGAGTGAGGATTACGACAAGTGTTGTGAATTCATTAAATCTAACTGTCGCTATGGCATCGTTGGAAAGGAAATCGCTCCGACAACAGGCTGTCCTCATCTCCAAGGGTTCTGTAATCTGCACAAACCCATGCGCTTTGGAGCAATCAAAAAGCATCTCCATAACTCAATCCATATTGAGAAGGCAAATGGATCCGACGAAGATAACAAAAAATACTGTTCAAAATCAGGCGAAACTTTTGAGCAGGGCCATCCACATAAGCAAGGAGAACGTACTGATCTACAATCCTGTATTTCAGATATACAGAGCGGGGCTACCATTAAAAAAATCGCTGAAGACCATCCCGCGGTATTTATACGGTACCATCGTGGAATACGCGAATATATACGGACTGTCATGCCTATTAAAGAACGTGATTTCAAAACAGAAGTATACTACTATTGGGGACCACCTGGCTCCGGAAAATCAAAGCGTGCACTTGAGGAGGCTAAACAAAGAGGGACTTCCATATACTATAAACCTCGTGGACTATGGTGGGACGGATATCAACAACATGATTGCGTAATCATCGACGACTTCTACGGCTGGATAAAGTATGACGAAATGCTGAAAATAATGGACCGCTACCCATACAAGGTACAGATTAAAGGAGGATTCGAGGAATTCACCAGCAAATACATATGGATAACAAGTAACGTTGACACAGATGACTTGTATAAATTTATTGGTTACAAAACAGACGCTCTAGAGCGTCGTATTACAAATAAAGAATACATGGATTAAGGCATTAAAGTGTTTTGATTTACACATTTAACCCACACATCAGTAAAAATATTAAAGTACCCATTATTCCCTTCCGAAATAGAAGTATCTCCTTGAAACGCCATTAAACCACAAAATATACGTGGCAATTTAGTATTATCAGACGCACGCGCAATCTTAGGCTTCCAAATCATTTGGTGAGCTTCTCCTGAAGCTCCTCCAGCAGTTGGTTCAGAATACACAAGTGTGTTAGGCACATACGATTGATGTCCAACCTGCGTACCCCTGAATATCTTTGCTTTATCAGAAGAAATGAACTGCGTATAGGAAATCGTGGTTCCAGGAGGCGAGGGTCGATGCCAGGGCAACATGGCGTAAGTCGGCATCCGTGATGTGGAGTTATTCGATACATTCTGCTCAGGTACAACACGAACTCGAACTTTCATAAACTGAATATATTCAAAATTCGCAGCCAATGCAGTATACTCAGAAAAATCAGAAGGCACAAAGGACAAAGACCAATCTGGCGCTGCATTAAGAGGCACAGGCAAGGTGGTGACCTTGGTGAACTTGCAAAACAGGTTTCCTCTAGAACGTCGCACGCGTCGTTTCCTCTTGAATATTCTGCCACGACGGCGAAATCTACGCCGCCGCATTGGATAGCGACGTCTGAACCACGCCATGTCTGACGCAGGACTAAACCGGTTCGACAGGAGTGGGGATGATACAAGGTGTGTTACGAAGTGACGGGTAATACTAACCGTCACTTCGTTGTTGCTACGCGTGCATTTT